ATGGCGGCGACCGCCATCTCATGCAGCTTCGGCCGCACTTCGGTCACGACGCCTTGGAGGGTGAGCTGATCGGCGAGCGCGTGCGCGCCGGCCCAATCCCGCTTCTCCACGAGCTCGTTGACCTTGGTCATGATCTCCTTGGCCAGCGCATCCCATTGGACGTGCATCGCCGAGGCCATGGTCTTTTCGATTGCGATGAAAGCCTGAGGCAGCGGCATTAGAAAGCCCCGTTTCCGGGGCAATCCTTATCCTTCTGCTTGCTGGTGGCCTTCGCCCCCTGCTTCTCCGTGCTCTTGTTCTTGTCGCGGAGATGGGGCGGCGGGGCGGCGTCCTCGGGCTTGGCGTATTGGCCCCTGTGGTCGCGCCCCCATTTCTGGAGCCGGGTGAAGTAGCTCATGGGGCCTCCTTAATGGGCGTGGTCGTGGTGATGACCCGCCATGACGGCGAGGGTGCACCCGGCGAGCTCCTTGAGGCCGTCCGGGTCGAGAGAGGCGTCGACGAAGCTGAGCTGCGCCACGGCGTCATCGAACGCGCCGCGCGCGGCCTCGTCGAGCAGCCCGATGATTTCGAGGTTTTCGGCGAGGACCGGGTAGTCGCGCTTGCGCATGGCGGTCATCGTCTCAAGCGCCAGCTGCGCGACGTGCATCCCTTCCGCCTTGCGCGCGGGAGCGCCGACCGGCGTCGATTTGGCGTTCGTGCCGGAAACGGGCGGGGCGGTCGGAGACTTCACGGGCTTGCCGGTCTGGTCGCCGGGGCCGGGAGACGGCGGGGGAGAGCCGGGGGCCTTCTGCTGTGTCGCGCCGGGGGCGAGCGGGGTGACAGCGCCCTGCTGCATGGCTCCAGCGAGGGTTCCGCCCGGGCGCAAGCCGATCGAGCCCTGCGGTCCCGAGGACGCGCTCATGAAGTCGTTGTGGGTCTTGTTCTGCTCGGCGACTTGCTGCGTCTTCAAACGGGTCGAGACCTTGAGATTGGTTCCGGTGACGTCGTTCACTTCCGTGATCACGTCCTCCATCTCGACTTGGTTCGTGCCCATGGCGACCTCGATGCCTTGCAGCTTGAGGGTCGCGTCCTCGATCACGAGCGGCTTGGAGCGCAGGCTGTAGCCGTCATAGCCCATCGACGGCAGCAAGCGCATGGAGATCATCTCGTCGAACTCGTCGCGCTCGGGCTTGAACACCTGCGCCTCGGCCACCGTGTAGCTGGCGAAGGCGGTCGCGAACGAATAATCGCCGGCCTGACCGACGAAGATCGGCGGCAAACGGAAGGAACGGCGGACGCGAAGCTCGCACTTCTCGTCGTATTTCTCGAACATGCTGTCGGCTTGGCGCTCGGAGCCGAAGCGTTCGACGGTGACGCGCGCCTGTGGCGTGTTCTCCAAGGAGCCGCCCGACGGTTCGACTTCGAGCACGCGCAGCCGATTATTGCGCTTGGCCTCGCCAGTCGACATTTGCTCGATCGCCTTGCGGGTCTCGGCCTGCAACGTGCCGCCCTGCAACAGGATCATCACGGGCGGGACGCCGCCGTTATCGAAGAACTCCAGATTGAACTCCTCGGCCTTGCGCGAGCCGAGCACCGAGGGGGTCTGGTTCACCCACAACGGGATGCCGTAGGGCGTGTGGCTGTCGGGCAGGGTGATGAAGTGCATGATCTCCGTGGCGCGCATGTTCGCCGGCAGGCGCTGGCCCTGCGGAGCCCAAACGGCCGTCTTCTTATGGAGGTCGCGCTTGGAGCCAAACTCCTTGAAATACATCAAGCTGACGCCGTTCACGAGCTGGCAGTAGCGCCGCTCGCGGGTCATGGTCTTGATGGTGACGGGCTTGCCGCCCCGGATGACGGTCTGGTCGACGGGCACGGCGTCGTCGAGGCGCAGCATACGCATCATCTTCGCGTCGACCCAACGAAAGAAAACGATCTCGTCCTGCGGGTTGCGTAGGACCTCGATGTAGGCGTTGCCGGTCCGGTGCAAGTCGCGGCGCAGCTTCTTGCGGATGGTCGTGAAGGACATGCCAGGCCAAGGCTGGGCGAAGAACTCGGTCAGCGCGCCGATCTTGGTGTCGTCGTCCTTGTCGTCGGCCTCCTCGTCGTCAGCCTCGAAGCTATAGCCGGTGCCGTCGATGTTCGTGACCATGGCCTCGATGCAGGGGCCGAGGGCGTTGTTCTCTTGGCTCAGGCGGTCAAGGGTCCGCAGCACATAGGGCGGCTGGACGATGCCTTGGTCGCGGGTCGCGCCGACGTAGAGCTGCTGGTATTCGTCTTCCGGCTCGAAGGCGTTCGGCTGGACGGCGTTGCCGTCGGGATTGTAGCCGCCCGGTCCGAGGTCCTTTAGGAACCTCTCCCGAGCGTGCTCGTTCTTGTTCAAAGCCGTGAATTTATAGACCTGCGCGGTCTGCTTGGCTTCATCCGCCATGTCTGCTCCTGCATCCGCCGCAACAAAATCCGGGCAATGCAGTTAATTGCACATTACGCGGCCAACTTCAACTTTCCCATGTGCGCGAGATCAGGCCCGGCCTCGGCGTCGGCCGTGAACTTCAAAGGCGGAACCCAACCCATCTCGTGCAATGGCAGGTTCGCCATGATCTCGACGATGCGCGCCGCCCACAACTGATGGTCCTGTTCGGGGACGTAGGCGATCAAGGCGTCGTGGATCGTCGCCACCATTTCGATCTCGCCGTTCGGATAGGCGTCGTCGATCAGCGCCACGGCCCACAACATCATGTCGTTCAAGCAAGACTGGATCGGCGAATTGATCGCCTGCCGTTCGGCCTTGGATTTGACGAACCGGTCCCAACTGCGGATCATCGGCAGATGACGGATGCGGCCGAGCGGCGAGCGGACCTGCTGGCTGATCCTGACCAGCTCGCGCTGATTGTCGTGATAGTCGAGCAGACCGGGGTAGAGCTCGAAGAAGGCGTCGCGCATCTTGGTCGCCTCCTCAAGCGTGATCCTGAGACCGTAAGCCGCCCATGCATAGGCTTGGAAGCCCTCGGCCGACATGCCATACAAAAGGCCGAAGTTCGCCGGCTTGGCGTTGCCGCGATACTTCTCGAACAGCGCGGCGAGCGACGTGTCCGTGTGGTCCTTCCACGTCAAGAACTCCTGAACGTCGACCTGCGCCAGCTTGGCCCCGGTGACGGCGTGGAGGTCGAGCCCTTCGAGATAGGCGTTGATCATGGTCGGTTCGGGCGCGACGCAGGCCACGACCTTGAGCTCGCCTTGGCTGTAATCGACGGACAAGCAAACCTTGCCCTTCGGAGCCGGGTAGCACGCGCGCAGCTTCTTGGCCCACGTCGTCTTCTTGGGCAGGGTCTGGATTGCCACATCCTTGGCCGACAGGCGTCCGGTGTTCGTGCCGCTCTCGTCGCCGGCCTCGTCGTTGAAATCGCCCTTGTAGAGCATGAAGGTCGGATGGAACCGGCCGTCGGGCCGAAGGTGCTTCAAGAAGCCGTCGACGAAGGTCGAGAGGGTCTTGGCCGCGCTGTCGCCCTCGGTCATGGCCGCGACCATCGCCTTGGCGTCCGGGTTGTCGGCGAACTGGCGCAAGTGCGCCTTGGCCAGCGATGGCTCCTTGGTCTTCTCCGTGACCTCCTTCGGCGTCAGGTTCAGCCCGCGCGGCGAGAAGAAGTATTCCTTCACGATCGAGGGCAGCATCGGGTTCTTGCCTTGCGCGATCTGCTCCTCGATCCGCTCGCGGTATTTCGTCCGCATCATGGTCGGGAGCAGCGACAGCTGCCGGTCCGTGCTGGCCTTGATGACGCCGCGCAGCTCCTCGCGCAGCGCGTGCATCTTCTCCACGTCGACGACGATGCCGTTGCGCTCGATCTTCTCGAAGGCCCGGGCGGCGGGGTGCAAAATCTTGACGTAGAAGCGGGTCAGCTGATGGTCCTCTGTCAGTTCGTCCCGCAAAGTGTCCGCCACCTGATGACAGGCGTCCGTGTCGCCGCCCGCGTAAGGCAAGAGGTCATCGAGCGGGATGTCCTCCATCTTGCCCTTGTCGTATTTGCTGTTCAGGTCGTCGTCATAGCCGCCCATGGCCGTATAGACCTTGGCG